AAGCACCGCTTCTGCGTACCTGTGCAGAATCGATTGTGGTATTAAAGATAATTGTTCCAACTGGTGCAAGACCCCAAGATACAAGGCTATCACGCACGGCAGTGGTTACATTCAACTGCTTCAAGTTGGGAGGATTGAAATAGGTAGCGTTCAACCAAGTGGCAGTCATTGCAGTGATACCGTAATTGGCAAAGTAATAAACGGTTTTGCGATAACGAGTAATTACGGTCTGCGTTTTGACATTGCGCAGAATTATCATTGTATCCGCTCCGGCAGTGCTGTACACGGCTTCGATGTTGCCGAATCCATTGTATGCGAATGGATTAACGGAGAGCGAGCCGGACTTCTGCGACTTAACAATGATGTTACCAGAAGTGGAGGACTGTGACACGGTCAAGGTGTCTTTTTGTGCACTCAAGCCGATGAAAGCGAATGCGAACAGGAAGGAAAGTAATAGTTGTTTCATTTTTATTTATTGTTGTTTTACAAAGTTACGAATTATACCAGTTTTCCCAAATTTCGGCTTCTTCCTCACTGGCTTCTAACGAGCCTTCCGGAATTAAACTGCCTTGATTGTCACCGGATATTTCACAATCGCTGGGGCTGTATATTCCATACATTCCCTCAACGATTAATTCCAGCGCTTTGATTGTCCGCTCACCTTGTGGCGTGTTAATCCGATAAAAGTGTCCTAATTGTATCATGGTCTTAAAGCGTAAACTCTGATTCTCGTTCCTACACCGTAACCACCCGTAATGGATGGATAGCGAAATGTAATTGATGTTAGATTGGTGCTGTTATCTCTCCAAGTGCCACCAGTCAAAAGCATACCAGCAACGGTATTTTGTCCGGCAGAACCTTGCAGAATTGTTCCGGTGTAAGTCCTGTTAATACCAGCACTGGCATTTATGGCTATGGTGATATTATTGAGTGAATTAGTACCAGATGTAGGGCTAACCACAAAGGAATTAGTCGCAACTGCTGCGGTCGTGCTGGTACTACCTGCATACGAATAGCGATAATCATACACATTCGTGCTGATATTGTTAAACCGCATAATAACCGCATCAGATGTTTTCGGATTGACGATATCGGCCACAATGCTGTAATAACCGTCACTATTTCCATTTAGGCCAGTTATTGCAATGGTGTCTTTTGCCCCTACCAGATAAGTTATATTCGGGTCTATTGTCGCTGGCAAAGCCGAAACAATTAAATATTCCTGAATCATTTTCATCGACCGAATTGATGCGGTATTCAGTCTATTCACATACGGAACAAAACTATCCACATTAGTCACAAACACATTATTCACTTTGAATGGGTAGTTGTTAAATACCCAATCGTCGACCTGTGTAGCACCGTTGTATATTGCCACTCTGGTAGGTTGCAAAACGCCTGTGAACTTACTGGCACTAATCAAACTCAATGGAATCGATTTAACCGTACCCTTGTAGGTTATTGTCGCATTGTTTGCAATCGTGCCAATATACACGGTGTCCTGCGCATTTGCCGACACGGTGGCTATCAGCATCGAAAAAAGAATTACGATTAATTCTGACTTACTTAGTTTCATTTTTATCCGGAAAAATTGATTTTAACCCCTTTACTACAAAAAAACCTATCGTAGCACCCACAGCAGGTGCGACGACAATGCGAAATATTACGCTGTCGATATTGAACAAATGGCTTGCAATATACGCCAATACCGACGATACTACGCCCCATACGCTTTCAGTTGTGTTGTGATTACCGTCACTCATTATCCTCTGGTGAAATAAATACTGGAATGGCTTTGTGACGACAATTATATCCGCCACGATATGTGCAAAAGGTTGTGTTGGATGTGGCTGGATTCATACCTGACCCAGACCGGAACGCCCAATTAATTTCTTTGTTTAATTCTCCGATTGGAATACCGTTCGGATATTTAGTTACCCAGCGAACGCATTGCGGACGACTATCGGAAATTAACGAACCGATATAGCGAATGAAGTTCGGTTTGTATTCCTGCCGGAACCTATCGTAAATCATTCCATCATACTGCATCACACCATCCTGCGCCCATACATTTGCGTAACGGGTCATTCGATTCATTTTATCGCTTCCGGATTTTTCCAGAAACTCACGCAAATACTTTTTCGTTTCGGTCATTTTTGCCCCGGAAAAAACATTGCGATTTATTGCGTCACGAATCGGCTGGCGTATTTCAGTTGTCAATCCTGCACCAGTCATATTTTGCACGATTGCTTCGGTTTGGATTAGGCGTAATTGCGATACGCCCAAGCGGTCAAAATCAACGGTCATTCCGCTATTGTAGGACGATATCACCTCACCCGTTAATGATTCAATTTCGGGCAGACTGCGGATGATGTCGGAAACGGCCGATGGATATTTGCTCGAATTAATCGCCTTAGCAATTTCGGCTTCAAGTGCGGTCAATAGTTTAGCGTTTTCCGGGCTATTGGTAACAAAAGAACCATCGGATAACTGGAACGATTCGAGGTACTTCTCAATGCGTTTAATCAGTATCGTTGTGGCATTGTCCGCACCAGTACGGGCTTTTACGACAAGCGAATCAACCAATTCGTCCAGTTTATCCTCCGGCTTCATTATATCTCTTCGGGAATAACGATTGCGGTGGCCGGAGGCGGTACGATAGCATTGAACTCGGCTTCCATTTCGGCCAGCAATTCCGTTTCTTCTTTGTCTTTCATCCAGTCCTCATTGCGTTCGTTTAAACGCTCGATGATGTGGTAAGCGTATGCGTGCTTTTGAACCGCTCTGGTATCAATCGCACCCATGCGTTGCATTGATTCAATATCGGCCATACTTTGACCGTATAACGGGTCAAACTGAACCATTAACTCGATTACCTCATACGCATCGGCAGTTCCAGAATAACGCTTCTTCATGAGGTCTTTCTGTGCCTTAACCTTAACCGGAATAGGCGCATCGGCCTCGTTCAACTGCTTTAATTCCTCAATAATCATTGCCTCGTCACGGATGGCGAATGATTGAGGCTTTACGATTGATGGAGGTTCAGGATTAATGATGTTCCTTAGTTGGATTAACAGCCACAAATGATTATACAGCACATGGTCAAACATATGGTTAGACATAGCCATAATCATTGCATATTTACCCTCCCTATCAACTCGTTTTGCCTCACCAGATTGGGCTGAATCATTGAACATCTGATACAACTCCTGCTCGGCTTTTTTGATGAGAATCTCCCAAGATTCCATCATGTTCTTCAAACCTTCAACCGGAGGAGAAACATACGAAACAGGGTCATCAATCAGCGTCTGGTTATCCAGCGTTGTTGTATCAGGAACTTTAACCTGATAGATACCAAATGGACTGCGAATAGCCAGACCAGTACCGTTACAAGTACGACAAGCGTGCTGTGAATCGTTGCCATCCGAATCCGTACCCCACACCATACCACCAACGCAACCGGACGCAGTGCAGGGCATTTGCTTCTCAACCCGAATAGGATTAGAAGTCATTACCCGTGACCCCTGCCAGTCGCTGAATGTCGTAATGGCTTCGTCTCCGTATTCCCTGAACCCGGCAAAGAATGAATCGAAGTAATCAACTACCTCGGCCATTTGCAGGTTATTCGGAGCGAATAAGCCATTCATTGAATTATATACCGACCACGAACCGTATGTGCCAGTATTAAATAGGGCTTTGCTGGTTTTATAATCGTAACGCCCCATATCAGACACCCTGATACCACCGTTCAGCACTATCGGCAAAACGCCTAAATTATGCTTGTATATTTCTAGTGTGTCAAAGGTCGTTTCATTGTCGGGTAATTCACGCTCATAGTGCTTGTAGTACGCTTCTTTCGTGATGGTATAATACACCCTGCCAGCGTTACCAGAATCGAGTGTAAAGCGTTCTTCGGGGCAATAGAATGTAATTCGTTCGTCGTCCAAATGGATAATCGTGAACGAATAAATAATGTATGCTTTGGGTTCTAATTTGACTTCCGGATTAACAACACCTTCTCCTGCTGGCAACCATGTGAGGTAACCATTAGGGTCGTCAATGATTCGGTCGGAAGCGATTTTGAAAATGAAATCAACATAATTGAACCCCGTTCCGTACCCCTTGTTTTGACCGAATATAGGCCGTTCAATATATTCCTCGGTTTCTTCGTCAACTTCAATTTTGAATTTGGACGCATTAATCGGATGAAATATTTCATTCTTCGCCCGTGTAATTGCGCCCTTGGTGATTGCCCGAAAGTTTGCAAGGCGATACGCACGCACCTCCTGCATTTCGTTTGGGCGTGACTGCATCATTAACCGCATAGGGTTGTATCCCTTAGTGTGTACGGTCATATCGCAGAAGACCTGCGCCCATCTAAACCAGCCATCGGGACGGCTATCTACATTGATGTAGAAGCCGTACCCGGTGTTGATTGGTTCGTTGTTTTTAGGCATAAACCGGATTAAACCGTACCTAAGTCAAAAACATACTGATTGCCCATGGTCAGACCTTGGAACATAACCTGCACCTTCATATAGCGTGCATCGGTGTTTGTGTTCGGGATAACCACATTCATTTTCAAAGTGAAGTTTGGAACTTGCCACATTCTTCCATCACAAGTGCCGAAGTACAAGTTATACTTGTTCGGGTCGGCCTGAATGGCGTTGTAAAAGTTCTCCTTATCGAATACCAACGGAGTGCCTGATTCGGTGAAGTCGTAATCTTCAAGGTTGAGCGTCCAGACACGACCTAACAGCGTTTCTGGGTCGCACGACCCGATACGCTTCATAGTGTCGCTGGGGTCAACGAACTCACCCAGAAGCCCTTTAATTACACGGGCATCATTACCACTTACCGCAGCCTGCCATACAGACAAATCGGTTGGCGTGGCAGCGATTGTGGTATTGTCGCAGGCAACGATAGCCAGATATGGAATACCACCTTGTTTTTTGTTTTTTCCGCAGGAAGCGGGCAAGGCTGGAACGGAAACGGTACAGCCGGAGCAGGATAAAGGCATAGTTATTTGTTTGTTTGAATTGTGGACGAATGAACTGCCCGAACTATGGCCAAAAGCCTACCCTCTGGGAGAGGTTGTGACAAAGTTAAAAATAAAAAATGAATCAAACAAAAAAAATCCCTCCGGTTAGGGAGGGATTGGGTTTTATCGGGTTTGATTTTTTACATCCGTGTGACTATATCACCGTTTTTGCGGAATAAACTTCTGTTGTGTTCGCAATTTTCAGCCCTGCCACCGTTAATATCAGCGATATAAACCAATATACTATCTTCTGTTTCGAATATTACAACTCTTCGGAATCCTCTGTTGGTCATAGAACTAATAAATAGGTCGAATCTGTCAAAGAATGTAACGCCATCTGCATTCCATTTGCAGTATAGTTCGCCAGATTTGTCTGTGTAGAACTCGCCATTTGATTTGACAAACATTTCGAGTTTTTTCTTAGCCTCTTGCGGGTTGTAGGCTATTCGATTGGTATCTGCAAGAATAGCCTCCGGGGTGATTGATGTGAGTGTGATGGCAGGTGTGCCGAGTGCAGTTGTAATTGTGTTTGTGTTCATAATGTTCGTGTTTTTAAGTTTTAACGATTCAAAGTTACAAAAAGTTTTGATAATTCTCACAACAACACGAAAAAAAGTTGTAACTGATTGAAAACCAAACAAAAAAAATCAGCCCCGGAACACGAACCGAGGCTGACCACCATTAACCCAATTACCAATGAAGTACGCAAATATACGGAAGTTCTCTGAAATGGTTACATTAACACTGGTGATAATCCAAACATTCGCACCCATTCACGGTGATATCGACTACCCACATATTGCTGATGTCGTTATTCTTCACCGCACCCGAATTAGGCTGAACTTCAATCGTGCCATATCCGGGAACGCCTGTAAGGTATGCAACCTGACCGGATAGAGCGTTATTTACTATCTCGGCCATATAAGGTGGCATCGGGTAGGCTTTGATGTCGTATTGCTCTTTTACGGATGTTTTGATTGAAAGGCACTGCCGTTCCGGTATGTCCTTTTCAATTAAGCGACCAACATAGTTTGCAGTGCCTTTGATTCGGTGCGTGTTATTGTACTGTCCTGATATAGTTGGTGATTTCAGAAAATTAGCCCAAATAACCTGATTAAATGGTGTCACTGATTGCGTATCAGTTTGCCTGGGCCCAAGATTAACAACTCCTCCAAAATTGTTTGGATTGGAATAATCGTACCCAAAACAATCCTTCAAGGTGTACATACCGCCCAGTAGGATAGTTGAATTACAGGTATCTATTTCGAATAGTTGCGAATAAACGGTATCGGAATTAGTACCGCTAAAATCTACCACTTCGAAAGTGAAATAAAACTGCTTCGGCCAGTTGGCTGGTAGCGTTGCAGGTATGCACAATCGTATATTCTGCGTCCAACGATACCACGAGTTAACCGGAAGCGTTTTGGCTGATGCTTTACGGTCTTGTGACAAAAATATCGTGGCCTGCTCAATCAAAGAATCGGCCACATTGAAGCCGAGTGCGTTCTTATACTCTTGATTAGTACAAGCATCCCAAATTTTCGCTTTCATCGTCCAGTTGGTCGGGTTCAGCAT